TTCTGATATTTCTTTGCCATCATTAATATTCATGCTGATTTTACCTTACTTGAACCTGATATTATTGGCCACTGACCAGCAGAAGAGCCGCCAGTAATTTCAACTTTATCACCAATTCTGGCAATTGGTTGTCCGCCTGATCCGCCAAGATCAACATTTCCATCTAGGGTAATATTGCTGCTAGCTGTAATATTGATATTGTCACCCTCAATATTAGCATTACCAACAACCTTAATTATTACATCTCCTTTGAGATCTAAATCCAAAGTTCCAGATGACACATTGAAGCTTATTTTTGAACCATCTTGATAGGTGATTGATTTTATATTTTGATCAGAATCACTGGCATTATTTTTATAAAGTGACGGCAAAATTACCGCCTGACTTAAATCTCCTGATGGTGATAAAATAATTACTTGCTCATCAACTTCTGGTGGATTCCAGCTATTATTGCTTCCGCTATTAGAATTTGCCCAAGGTAAAAAATCAGTTTCTAATTCACCAATTTTTACTCTGGCTTTAGCTGTCTGATGATTAATTTCAAAAATAGTGCCAATTCTAATAATATTTGATAGTCTTTTAGCAAGATCAGCTAAAGCATAGCCATCTTGCTCATCAAATATCATTTTTCTTAAACTTCTTATCAGATTTATTTTCTTTTGGAGCTTCAGGAATTTTGCGAGCTCTAATTGCTTTTCCTGTTGTTAAAAGAGGAGTCGCTTCTTTTTCTTCAACTTCAATAATCTGATCTTTTTTATATTTTGTGTGATTTGAAATAATCTGTATTTTAATTTTATTGCTCATAGGTTACTTTCAATTTCTGTTATTGGAGTTCCGCTATTATACTCATAAATTATTTATTTTTTAATTGAATGAGTTGCAAATTACTCGGCCTTACGGCCTGCGTCATTTGTCAGGTTGTTTTACATCAGTTCGATAAATCACCGAATATGTTAATCTGACCGCTCCATAAATTTTGCTGCCCTCTATGGAATAATCGATCTCAGTTGATTTTAGCTTTATCAAATCATCTTTTCGGTTAGGAATCTCAAATCCATCCAAAGCGTACTCAATTTGCTCTGCAATGTCGTCTAATTTTTGATCAAATTCATCACCACCTAAAATCACCGCTTCAATGGCAATTTGTAACTCTCTTTTAAGAGGTGTATAGCCATCAATATTATATTGATCTTCAAGGATGTTTTCCTGTTTAGAATAAACTAATATTGCAGGTAAAAATTGATCAAAAAGAGGTTTTGCTCTATTGCCATAAATATTACTTCCAGCATCAGTTTTATCCTTTAGCTGATTAATTATAGCATCTCTAATTATTTGCCTCTTGTGACTCATGCAAAACTAGTTTTTTACTTCCTGGAATGTGAGTTTGAACATCAATTATCTGATAATCTTTACCATCAATTTCGATCTTATCGCCCTGATTAATTTTAGGATAATAATCAGGCAAATCAGCATTTCTGACAAAGATTGCAATTTCATTTGAGCTAATATCAGCCTCAGTTGCCTTATTGCTTACCTCCTGATAATTTTCATGGAAATCACCATTAATTTCAAAAGGTGCAAATTGATTATTAGCAGGAGTGATAGTTGTAATTCTGCCAAAAATCTGAATTGATGGCTTGTTTACAAAACCATCAAAATCAAACATTTGGTAGATTGTTTATGTCATTATTATTGACAATTACTTCATCAGAATTTTCAGGTAAATCAATTACTTCATTTGAATTATCACCTGCCTTTTTATCATCTTTTTTAGCATCATTTTTGTTCTGATTTTTAGAAGATAATTTTTTGTTATTAGTAGGTTTTTGATTCTTATTCTTATCCTCGTCCTTACTTTTCTTATCTTCTGATAAATCAGTTAGATTATTCAGCAAAGATTTTGAAACATTGCCAGATATAATAACAATCTCTTCACCTTGCTTAAATTGCACAGGTTCAAGAACTATATAAGTATCCTTTGATTTTTGCTTTAATGAAGATTGCCTAATGCTAGCTTGGGAACTGGAAAGTTTTAAAACTATTCCAACTCCCAAAATTGCAATATGACCTGTTACTTTATATTTTGTACTCATTGCTTTTTCCTATTAAGATTTAATCATTTGAGTAAGGCATGCATGTTGCCAGAAGCCATAACCAACATTTCTCCAGGTATCAACACCATACCAATGTTTATCATGCTTAAATTCTAATTCAGAACCTTCGGCAATTGCCTTTAACTGCACATTCTTTTCTTCTTGGCGAATAAATGGTTTAACTGAACTATCAGTTCTAAAGATGGCAAACTTATCTGACCAACCAAGTCTTGGATTTTGTGCTATGGAAATATCAACCTCATCCAAAACTTTTACCATATTGGTTGAACCGCCAACAGTTAACGGAACTGCGATGGCTGATTTTGCTAAATACCAAAGCGAAGTTGGAACAACTACCAAGAATTTAGAGGCATTTTCATTCATTGGTTCACCTTGGTCATCTTTAAATGATAGGATTTGCTGAATAGTTTTTAGAATTGCCAAACGAAGTGCTGCTTCACTAGGATTTGCAACATCACCAACTGCGCCACCATCAATTTGACCCGCAAATGCAGTTAAATCGACTTGGATTTTATTGCTTTGAACAGGGTTGTTTCCATCCTTATGGTCAGTATCGAAGTAATATTGACCATCATAGCAAACTGTACTTTCGCCATTGATTATAAGTTTAGAAAGTAATTGAGCCCAATGAGAATTAGTTCTATCAGCTAATTCGTTAATTCTAACCTCAATTTGACCAGTTTTATCACGTCTTAAATCAACTAAAGGAATTTCTAAAGTTGCCTCGAAGTGTTTATTCTCAATGGTTAATCCATTAGTGATAAAGCCTTTGGCTTGCCTGCCACCAACCCAACTTCTCATAACTGGAACTTGACCTAGCCATTTATAGGTTTCTGATTCCTGATCTGAGGTGAAATAATTTGAAACTGCCTCAACCCAAGCCATGCCTGATTTTTGATTTAGTCTCTTGTAATAACGGCCAATAATAGCCCTTGATGATAATTCTGCTAAACTCATGATATTTTCTTTAAATTGATTGTTATTAGATTTAAGCTGGAGTCACTCTTGCTACGTCAAAATCAACGATAACTTCATCGCCTAATTGATGCCTGATAATTTGACCGATATAAACTGATGAAGTATTTGAGAGGGTAAATGTATTATCATCAGTGGCATAAATGCTTTTGCCAACATCAGTTAAGGCAGCACCACTTAATTCTAAAGTGACATTTCCTCTTCTTTTGAGTCTGATATTTTTTTCACCATCAGAAGCGTTAGTAGCATCAATATTATCTTCAGCAAAACCCAAGAATTTATCACCCACTTGCAAATCCCTAACATAACCAGAAGCAACTTCTAAACCGACAGCTGCACCCTGATAAATTAATTCTCCACCAAGAACAGGAAATTCATTTATATCTCCTAATTCGTAAACTCTATTTGTATCTGTTGTTAACTTTGTCATGATTTTCCTTATTTATTGTTTGATAAAATTCTTACCTGACCGCTTTCATTTGCTTTGGTAAAAGCGTGATATGCGTCAAAATCTTCACCAAATTCAGCTCGAATTTTAGCATTAGATTCCCATATAGATTTAGTTCTGGTTTCAAGAGGTGCATCTTTTGGAATTTGCTTTTCTCCTGTATCAGATTTATCGATATTTGGCTCAATTTTTGGGATTTCTTCCTCAGCTTTTTTGCTATTAGCCAAATAATCTGAAGCTTTACTTTTTTCTGCTGCGATAATTTTTAGAGCCAATTTTTCAGCAGTAATTGATCCATCTTTTTTGGCTTCCTCAATTAAATCTTCATGACCAGGTAAAGCAGCAGATTCAATTGCAAGAATTCGATCTCTCTCTTGTTTCTTGCCAGCTTCAATACCTTCATTGAAAGCTGATTTTTTAATATCTTCTGATACTTCCTGTATGATAGCTTTGGTAACATCGGGAAATTCTTTTTTAATGTAGTCGGCAGTTATTTCCTTTTTGGAAATATCTGCGTTAGTTTGATTTTCTTTATTGCTCATAATCTGATTATTTATTGTTATTGATTGATTTTGTTGATTTAG